CAGGCTCGTGGCGATAAGTTAATCTCTCGTGATTTCTTACGCCGTCAGATGCCGTTCTCATTTAATGCAACACAAGAAGAAGAAAAAGTTGACACCGAAGATTTGCGTGATGCAATGAAGCAGGCTATTGCTTCTTATGCACAAGCAATTCCAGCGCTTGCTTCACAGGGACAAGACCCATCAGATATTTTGTATAAATTATCTACCGTCATAAATGAACGCCAAAAAGGTGCCTCTATTGAAAGAGCAGTATCTGATGCGTTCCAGCCTCAGAATCCCCCACCTGGTGCGATGACCCCTGAAGTAGTAAGTCCCGACATGATTGGGCAACCAGGTGCGGTCCCTCCAGGTGAGGGCGAACTTCCTATGGGTATGTCTGCAACAGGTCGTATGCAAGGTGTAGCACCTGGACAAATTGCTCCTGGTGGTAGACCCGATGTTCAATCGCTTTTAGCAAGTTTAACTCAAAGAGGTGAACCTAATCTTCAGGCTTCCCTCGTAAGACGACTACCAGTTGCGTAGGGAGGTGACGATATGAAGAAAATGAAGAAGGCAGCAGGCAAGAAGCCAGCAAACCAAGGTTCAGCAGGAAAGCCAAATGTAGCAAAGCCAATGCTTGCTAAGAAGGCATCCTCAAAGGGTGGCAAGACATATTTCTCAAGCAATCCAAGCGGAACTCGCGGTTCACGCAGCAAGTAATTTAAGAACCTGAGCATGTTTTAAAACTGCTCAATAAAATTTAAATCCGAACTTAAGTGGGAGGGAAAGTGGCAAAAGAAGCAAAAAATAATTTCCAAGTATCTGGCACAGGCGGTGCTGGAACTAGCGGACAACCTGCGCGATATGCAGCAGGTATAGACAATGCGGAAGATTTTTATGAAATGCAAACTGCCGCAAAAATGCAAGGTCAAAATCCTGCATTTTCAAATGTGCCATCCCCATCTAGCCAACGCCCATTTAGAGGCGATAGCGCTCAAAAACTTGTGCCATTAAATGCTCCAACCCAAAGACCAGACGAAGATGTACGCACTGGTGGAAGTATGAATACAGAAGCCATGTATGCCAATGATGCTACAGCCACAGGAGAAGATGCTGACCGCATGCGTGCAGCGCTTCCATATCTATCAATAATGGCAGAACTTCCACAAACTTCTAATGCTTTCCGAAACTATGTTAGGTATTTAAAAAGCGTACTATGAGTTTTAGCGAAACGCTTGGTAATGCAGCCAAGAAACTATCAGGAAATGGATTTGCCAACGAGATTGGCTTACCAACTTTATTGTTTGACCTTGCTACTGTTTCGTCAAACGATAAAAACTGGGTTTCTGATGCGTTTAACATAGCAGGAGATACATTTCGCTCTACAGTTTTAGCAGCATCTTATCCAATTCGCAAACCAGTAGGGTTTGCTTTCAATAAAGTTTTAATGCCAACAGCAATGCTTTCTTATGAAACTGGTGGTAGATACCTTCGTGAGCCATTATCTGCAGCAGTAACAGCCCTTGCTACTGGCGATGCAAAAAAGTCATGGGAAAACCGTGACCAAATTTCTCCAGGTCAAGCAATCTCATATTTAACAGCAAAATTAACTCCAGGCACAGAATCTTTCCGTGGCGATTTTGATATTTTTAATGCAAAAGACCGTGAGATATTCCAAACTGATTGGGCAGCACGCACACTCAGTGGTTCTATTGACACATTTTTTACCACAGTAACAGACCCACTTGGCAAGTTTGCTAAAGGCGTTGGTCTTGCTCGTAAAGCATTAGTAACTCGCCCTATGGGAGCGCGTGATGCAAACGCTGCAACTCTTGCAAAAGATTTCTTTATGCCTCGCACTCTCCGCAATGTGCAAATTATGTCACCAGTAGCACTAGCCCGAACAATAAATGAAGGGCGTGAAGAAGGCGGAGAGATTTACAACACGCTTTCATGGATGGCTAAGAGTGACCAAACTGTAATTCGCCAACATCCACTGGTTCAAGCATCTAACGATGCAGACACTTTATCTTACTTGCTAGGCCAATCAGATACTGTAGATGATGTAGCAGATGTGCTTACAGCCACAGCGCTGGGAGATACAGAGGCTATGGCTCGCCTCGTTGCAAAGCGTAAAGAACTAGCATTTGTTTTTGATAAAACAAAAGATGTATCTAAAGTTGACATGATGATTCTTGACGGAGTTCCTACCAATGGAATCGTAGATGATATTAATGTCCTTGATGCAGCCAGTGATTATGTTGCAAATCTTGACAACAATTCATATTTCCAAGCGTTAAATAAATTACATGTAAATGGCAATGCTTTAACTAAGCGTACATTTGGTAAGCCAGCCTTTGAAAAGATGGCTATGAACCGCGCCGAGCGCCGTGCTGCTAAAGTCAAAGGTGTTGACTTAAACGAGCCAAGTAAGTTTCCAACCGTTGGATATTTCCAACCAACTAAGTATCACCCTCTTGTAGCAGTAGTAAATTTTGGTATGAAGAAAGTTGGCGATTCTTTCCAAGAAACTCCATCAGGTTATATTAATCTTAACGACTCTGATTCATATAATGAATTAACAGCATTTGGAACTTTATTACGCCGTATTGTTGGAGATGAAGCAAATCCTGTAGTTGAACGCCATCTTAATGATTACATACAATCTGGTGGAGTTCCAGAACTTCGCGCTCGCGTTGTTGAATCATTTGAAGATTTATCTATATCTTTAATTAATCAAAAACTTGGAATCAGCGATGAGGCTGGTCAAGTTATCTGGAGTCAATATAAGGCTCGCCGCGAAACTGCGCGACAGATGATTAAAGACCGTAAGTTCTTAATGACTGGCGATGATGTAATTCTTAAGATTCCATACCTAGAGCGCCAAGGCGCTAACGCGCTACCTATGGTAGACCTCGCTAACTATTCTCGTGTTATTGAAAAGAATAAAGGCGTGCTTAATACCTTAAATCGCGCATCTGAAATTACTGACCCAGATTCTTGGCGATACACCACTGGTGTTCTTAATGACCTTTGGAAAGCCTCTGTCCTTCTTCGTCTTGGTTACACTGTTCGTAACCTAAGTGAAGCAAGTTTATCTATTCTTGCTAAGGGCTATGGACTTATGGCACTTAGTGATATTAACCGAGAAGGATTTAAAGGTTGGTACACAAATCGCGTTCGGGATATTGACCGCTTAACAGACCGCAGACTTGTAGCACAAGGATTGCGTGAGGATTCTGTAGCGTTGCGTAGCGAATTTGCAGATAAACAATCTTTGCTTATTGCATCTGAGCGAGCGCTTCAAGATTTTGATGTATTCTTAGAGTCTATTGAGCGTTTATACCGCATGGGTAGACTTACCGATGAACAGTACAAAGAAGCCATTGATGTATTTCAATACGCAACTGGTGAGTATTTATATCATGGTTCACCAGCGCCAATTAACGCTTTAGATAATACACGCCCTATGGCGATGAACTTTACTGAAGATATGGCAGAGCGCTATGCGACCTCGGCTATGCCAGTAATCAGTGCATCTGAAATTTACAAGCGTACTTCTGGTCGTGCTTATCCAATGCCTAGAAATATTGAACTTTCTCCAGGCGCAGAAATTGGTACTCCAGAAGTTGCAAGTCGTATATCTATTGAAGAATACAATGACTTTGTTGCACCTTATGTCCAAGGAGTAGTAGGTCCAGAACAAGCCAAATTACGCGGTAATCTTTTTGCTTTTCCTGATGATGTTACTCCAGAACCTTTAAATTCATCTCAAAGAAAATATGTAGAAGGACTTAAACGCGTAATTCAACGCAGCGTTATAGTCCAACCAACAACGGTATATCGTGGCGTTACAAGAGATATTTACGCTAATGCAAGAGTTGGCGATATTATCGGAGATAATGCTTTTATTTCAACATCTAAAGAATATGATGTTGCATCTACTTTTAGAGGTGGAAATGTACTTGAAATTGAATTGCCTAAAGGTCATCCTGGATTAGATATTGAGGCAACTAATACATCGCTTACACCTTTTGGTGCTCAACCTTCAAGCGGTTACATAGCAGCAGAAAAAGAAGTTTTACTTCCACCTGGAACAAAGTTTAAAGTAGTAGAAGTAAAGCCATACGCAGGCGATAGTAGTATTCGTAGAGGTACTTTAGATATTAAAGTACAGGCTATCCTTCCAAAGAAGCCAGCAAAGCGCCAACCATCTGCTGCACTTCAAACAGTTGCTGCAGATATGCGTGATGGTTTTATTAATAGCGTTAACAATGGCAACGAAATACAAGTTCTTAATCCTTCAACAGGGCGCTGGACATCTATTGACCCAAACACAGTTTCGCAAGAGTTATTAACTACTGGACAGTTCCGTATCCGCAAGCCTGGTAGAGAAGGCGTAACTATTGGTCAAAAGGTATACGGCAAAACTGTAGATTTGCGCTCAATGCAGCAATACTCAGGACAAGCCAGAACTCGTCAAGTTCTTGACTTGGCTGATTATCCAGAACTTCAAACAATTCTTGGTGTTTCTAAAGGCACAATTCGCACTCGTGATGCTTGGCAAGGTAAAGAGCCAGAACTGCTTAACTGGATGCGTGCTAATGGCATAGGTAAACTTGTATTACCTGATGTAAAAAGTCGCGGTGGTTCTACGGTGCTTGTTGACCCTGACCTAGTTGACGGATTTGGCAATAGACCAACTGTAGCCTTGGCTGAACAGCGTTTAAACGCAGCAAAAAATGCACAACAATTGCTTTCAGACGAAGGCAGAATCTTGCAGATTATTGAGCGTACTGTTCAAAATCAAGGCGGAACATTTAAGTTCTCTGATATGGTTACTGGTGATGTACCTACGCAAGGTGTCGCAGTTGCTATCCGTGGGGCAACGCACGCGTTCCCACTGGAACAAGCCCGTACTAACCCAGAGAATTGGGTTGCTTCTGTTGCAGACCACTTTGAGGCTAATTTTGATAAGTTTGGCAGTGCAGACCATTTTGGTACTTGGATTGACGATATTGATGGTGTTCCTCATATTAAGTCCGACCCCGTAAATGTAATTGCAAATCGTGCAGAAGCCATTAGACTAGGAACAACACGCAATCAGCAAGGAGTATTTGACCTTGGTGAACTTGAATATATCGGAACGAAAGGCACAGGAGATGTCGGAGCAAGCGAAAGGTTTGCACTGGGTAAAGGCACCAAAGCCGTTAGACCAGATGAACCCACAGGAACGCCGAGCGTTCGCAGAATTGCTGGCTCGGAGAATTTTGGAAAGCGCGTTAATGAAATCTCAGAATCCATCGCCAGTGGAAGATACCCAACCGAAGGCATAGTTTCACTTGTCCGTGAAATAGCAGATGGACAAGCAGCAACTCGTAGAGATTTACAAGCACTTCTAAGTCGTTTAAACGCACGAGTTGTAGAAGAAGAACGCCTTGCAGCGCCAAAGGTTATTCAAGGAACTGGTCGTAGAACAGAAAAACTCTACGATGGTACAACTGTTGAATTTGATGATGCTTACCGTGGTGAGCCTGGACAGATTCTATTAGATAGAACTGACAACACAGAATCTTATCGCAGATTTGTAGACCATCCAGCACGGATGTTTGCAGCAGAACATGGCAACTATGTAGAAAATGTTTTATCTCCAAATATGCCTGATTATTACTCAGGATATGCAAATCAATTAAACACTTTCTTTCGTAGTCCAGATGGGCGTATTGACCCACTAATTGAGCAGATGCTCAATGACACACGCTCAGAAGAAATTGTGGCTTGGTTGCGTGCTCCAGAAAATGCTGCCTATGCTCGTAAGTTCAATATTGATGTGCCAGGAAATAGAGTGGCATCAGAGCGGTTAAATGTATCTATTGATGCAGAAGATTTTGTTGGCGATTTATACAGTGCTTACAATCGTTATCTGCCAGATAGCCAAACCCAAGAAGCCTTCCGTAATGGTGAAATTACTGAGTCTTGGCTACGGAATCATTTTGCCGATAATACAGAGATGCCAGATATTATTGGTCGCATAGTTCCAACCAGCCCACAGGCTCGTAACTGGCAAGATGGCTTGGCTAAAGTTATTGATAGAGCGTTTTATTTCCTAGGCTCATTACCTGAAACTACCTTTGCCCGTCACCCGTTGGCTCGCCAAGTTTATCGTTCAGAAATGAAACAACGCCTTGATGTTGCCCTAGCAACTAAGCGTATGAACCTTGGTGATGATGCTCAGTTAACAACTGATGATATTAATAAGGTTCGCCGTGAGGCTGTTGAGTCAACTCGCAAAGAAGTAAATAAGACTCTATTTACAATTATTCGTAAGTCTTATGCTGGCGAAAAAATGCGCCTTGTCATGCCGTTCTTTAA